AAGTCTTCTAATATTTCTTTAATTCTATCTGATTCAGAATAGATCGTTAAAATTTGACCCTTTTCAGACATTGTAGTGGATTCTTCCGCATATATGTCTAACGCCGCAGATATTTCAGGAGTAAACTCCATCGCCTCATAATCGTAATAAGCTGCTAATCTATTTGGTTCATAATAAACCGATTGGTTATAGAGAGATTGGTCTAATTTAGTCCATTTATCAGCGATGTATTGACTCTGTTGAGCCTGTAACATTGCCTTATCATAATCTTCTTTGTTATCTGTTTTTAATAATTCATCTTTACTGAAATTAAATGAAGGTGCCTGTGTTACCTGAGGTTTCCCTGGATACCCAAACATCTTTGTTAATTTCTGAAATACAGTTAAATTTTGATTTGCCATTCTATATAAATACTTTTCTTTATAATATAAACTAAAATAATGATAAACTAAACATTATCTACGTTTACCAAATAACCAAGAATTCTCTTGATATGTTTGTTTACTGACATTCATATTATTATCTCGATAATATAAATTATTATTATCCGTTCCCATTGAACCTATTTGATCAAATGCGGTACCATATGAATAGAATGATTTACTTGTCTCATATGATCTTTCACTCATAGTCCAAGAATCTAACATTGCTTTGTTCGCATTTTCGTTCTTTTGTAATAAATTAAATGACACGTCTGCGGCATATAATGCCATAGACATACCCATAATAGCATCGTCATGAGTTCCTTTCATGTGATCAGGTCTACCATTCATATAAACAAACGTATTAAGTTCGTTTAATAATCTTGCGGATCTAACAATAAACCCTTTTCTAAGTTGTTCTTCAAACGCCGCTACAATTTGAGTTCTTTTGTTATTAAAGTTAAGACCCGGTATTTTCTCCATGGCCTTAGCATTGTAGTCCCAAATGTTTTGAGTATTAACACCCTCAACGTATACGTTTTTGTAATTTAACTCAGTTAATTTTCTTGATGTTGCAACCCCCATTCCACCAGTAATATCCGTTACGATAAATGCATTACCATATAAGATAGCCCATTTGTATGCGACTGCAGCTAAGTCATCTGGAGGTATTTTACCAATGTATTCCGCAACCTGTTCTCTATCGTCAAAATCGATAATAGATATTGCCGAAAAATCCTCACTATCTCCTCTACTAACATCCACACCCATAATATAACGATGACCAATGATTGGTTCTTTCCATTGCCAAAATGTGGCTTGCATGTATTTCTCAATAGGTTCTCTAATCATGTTCTTAGCGATATTTTCTTGAATATCACCAGGAATGACACCATCTCCTGAACCTAAGAAATCACATTCCAACTCTTGAGCAATTTTACGTCTATCGTATTTAAATTTCTTTGACATTGACTCAAACCAAGATGAAAATGGTTTATAACCATCCTCAATTAGTTTATTATACTCTTTCATATCAAAGTCATATAAAACAACTTCATCATCATTATATTGTTCTCTATTCAACATATAGTGACAAATATCCTGACACTTAACCCAACGTAAATCTTTAGTATAACGAGGATCTTTAAACCATCTTAAATCGGTTATATGGAAATCATTGATTCCTCGTAATGCTTGGTCGTAAACACCGTAATAGATGGGATCATAACCATTTGGTGTGGAGATAAGAATAATCTTACCACCCGTTGATAGGGACGCCATAGATGCCGCCCAAAAATCATCACCCGCTTCAATATAGGCTGCCTCATCAAATACAAGTATGGTAGGTGTATAACCACGAAGGGCATCCGCCGATGTTGCAACCGCCTTAACCTCACAACCATTATTTAATCTAAATCTACTCTCTGAGTTTTTATCAGGTGAGAACCCAACATTTAACCAATCAGGCCATTGTTCTAAGAAATGTCTAACCTTATTAGCCATCTCCACCGCAGTATCACGTTTGTTCGCAATAAGTAGAACTCTCTCAGGATTATCGGGTTTTGCTAATTGTAATTTTTTTGATAACCATGCAGCTGTTACTGTTGTTACACCCGCCTGTCTATATTTTCTTGTAATGTTTTCGTTGTAATCTTCGTAGTCGTTAATTAATTGAATTTGATCTTCAAACAAATCCATTGGTACATACTTCTTCTGTGTATTATCGAATGTTTGTAAATACGTTCTAAGTGCATACGGAGTATCTTTTATAATCTTTGCATACTCAATTAATTGTTCCGTTCTGGTATTCATATATGTATAAATACAAAAAAAGGTGGTTATTGTAAACCACCTTTGTATTATTTCGTAGGTCTGTCTAACCCTAACTCGTCAAATAGACTGTCATCATCATCTTCTTCGTCATCGTTAGATAATGAAATACCTGGTATACCCGATATAAAATCTTTCAATTCATCGTTATCTGTTTCATCACTAATACCCGTTAAGTCCTCGTCAAATTCCGCCATCGTTTGTTCGTAATCGTAATTGTTAATATCCTCTTCAATTGCACGAACCAATGTTTCCATTAAACGATTTCCATTTTCAGAATTAGAAACTATTTCTTTCATAAACACTAAGAATTCCTTAGCTGGTTTTTTGAATATATGTTGGAACACCATTAATTGGATAATTCCTTTATCTTCATCTGTCAATACATCTTCAGGGAATTTAGATCTGATTCTATCCCAAATTGCAGGTCCTAAACGTAAGTCCCACATTTCTTTTTCCAATGTATCTTCACTATCTTCAATTGCTGTAAAGTCTTCTTCATTACCTTCTTCATCTCTTTTTCTACCTTGTAATGCAACTAACTCTAAAGTTCCTTTAATCAATTCGTGTATTAAAACTGGAAAGTTTACTGCTCTTGCTTTAACTGTCGGTGGATCAGTTTGTCTATCAACATCTTCTCTACCTGCAATATTACCAGCTTGACCCATTGCTTTCATGGTATCATTAGGTAATTGCCAATATAATGCGTCGTTTACTGACATCATAATTCCGTAAAGACCAACAAGTCTGTCGTTACCAACAATTTGACTAATTCTCTCTTCAGCGTAATGATACATGTAATGACCTCTTTTAGATGCACCTTGTATAATTGTATTTATAAATCTTCTTTTTGCTTTTTCTAAGTCAAGTTTCTCTAAATCATTAACGATTTCAATTTCGTTACCAAAATTCATTTCTTCTTCACCACCTTCTTCTTCACCACCTTCTTCTTCACCTTCTTGGTCGTGATTAAAATCTTCAGGGTTGAATTCCCCCATACCAATAATTTTTGCATCATATTGAACTGACCCTTCAGGAATACCTAATTCCTTCATAACTAATTCAATCGCTAACGCTTCTAATTCTCCTCTGTGGTTTTGTTCAAACTGTAAGATTTGGTTGTGAGCACTCATCATTTGTTGCATCAATGGGGTCATACCTTGTGTACCTCTAATAGTAGCATTTGTACCGGTATATTGTCTCATTTTAGCAACAACTTGTCTATATCTTTCTGAAGCTAATAGTTCTTGGAAGTTCTTGTTAGGTTCATCCCCTGTTTCAGGGAAAGGTATTTTTTGCAATGGGGTTTCTCCCGCAGCTAAATCATCTTGTACCCCTTGGTCAGGTCTATCCTGACTATCAAAATCCATTGGCATTTCATTCAAATTTTCTTGAATTAAAGATAAGAGTTTTTTCTTAGAAAATTGCATTTTAATTACTTTTTTTTCTCCTCGGCCATTTTTGCCTTTGGTTTAGGGTTTGTCCCTGGTCCAGGTTGAAAAGGAGTTTTTCTTGGATCTTCTCTTCTTGTTGGAGTTGGTCTTGTACCAGGTTTTGTTGATGGTGCCGGTTTTGAGGGTGCAGTTTTTGGTTCCGCACTTACAATAGCATCATATGACATAAACTCAGGAATACCGTTGTGTCCCTTTTTAACTTTAGGTCCGTGTTGAACCATTGTGTTTGATTCAGTTAGTTTAGTTTGAATAAGTTCCATGATTTCGTTTTTAGACGTAAAACTATGAAATTCTTTGTTCTCTACCAAACCTTTAACCCAATTTTTTACTTCTTTAATATCTTCTTTTTTACACTTACATTTAGATTCTACCTTTTCACACTCATCACATTTTTTAACATTTTTAAGTTGTGGGAAATCTTCTTTAGATTTCTGTAATGCCTTTTCACTTCTTTCATTGTGATAGTCACCCTCTTTCTCTTCTTCTTTCTTTTTATGACCGTTAAAGTTTGGTAAGGGTTGTTTCCCTACTGCGAATCCTTTTTTCTTTTTTTCTTTAGATTCATTGTCTTTTTTCCAACTGTTGACAAAATCTTCATGTGCTTTATCAATTTCGTGATTCTCAGGTTCTCTACCTAAATCTTTACTTAATTTATCTTTAATTACACCAAGCATAAGACCGTTTAATGATTCATCCACTTCTCCCTCTTCAGTTTCACCTTCTTCCTTTTTCTTAGGGGTAGATTTATTTTTAGGTGAACTTGATTTTTTAGGTACTCCACCAAATACAGATGAACTACTTGATTTTGAACCTTTTATAGTTAAACCCATATCAACCTCATTAATATCAACAACTGTTGCTTTATAATCTGGATTACTAATTTTTTTAGATTTTGGGAAATTTACATTCTTTTCACCTTTACTCATAGAACCAATAGATTTCTTCAAACTTTCTAAATCACTATAAACTAAACGTTCTTTATCATTTTGATTTTTTGAACCTTCTTTTCTTGGGTGTCCATAAACTTTTTCTTTACCTTTTGAGAATACATCCATTTCATGTCCGTCGTGTTTAATTGTGTCAACTTTTTTATGTTTACCACCAAATAAACCTTCTTTAACTTCACCTTTCTTTTCTTTATTTAAAATTGCAAAGTCGTCGGCATCTATTTTACCGTTCTTGTTTTTATCAATTTTATTTTGTTTTCCTTTTAAAATTTCTTTAACCTCAACAGTTTTATTTGGATCA